GATCTATACCCTCCGGCGGCCTGGCTTTAACCCTGTTGCCTGTTGCCAGGTCGCCGGAGTTTTTACCGGCAGCGCGTCACGCCGCCTCGCTGTCGGGCCAGAGTTCTGCCACCGGGCGGTTGATGGCGTCAGCGATCAACTCTTTGCCGGCCATTGTTTTAAGGGTTCCAGAGACATGTCTCGACACCCACGGCCCAGATTTCTTGGCTTTTTCAGCCAGCTGCGGTCTCCAGTCGCGACCAAGGATGGATACGAGTGCGCCCCTGATCTTGTCTGGTGTCCACTTTGTGTTTGTTTGTGTTGTCTCCATGCCTACTTTTGTAACCCGCGTTACATTCTGGCGCAAGCAAAAAGTTGACAGAAAGGTGATAATATTTTGATTGCAGAACGATTACAGGAAGTTATAGATCGGCTCGGGTGGACGCAAAGTGAGCTTGCGCGGCGGATAGAAACGAATAGGACTGTGGTCAGCAGATGGTTTACTGGTTCCACCCCCCCCAGCCGTCCGAGTCTTAAAAAGATTTGCGACGCCACTGGGTGCGACTTTGAATGGCTTGCAACCGGAAAAACAGCCATGAAGATCGGGCAAGCGCCAGCCCAGGCCCAATCCGTCGCTGAGAACAACTCGAAATACATCACCGGCCATGATCCAGCCACCTCGGCCATCCTTAACACCGCCCTCGATGTCTTGGCCGCCTCCCCCGATCTGGCCAAGACGCTCACGGCCATCATCACCACCCTCGGCAAGGCTGCGGAAGACGCCGCCAATGTAAAGAGGCTCACCAAGTCTCTGCCGCACCTCGAAGAGTACGATCCGGATCTGTCGTCAAGCCACCGGCTGGTGTTCGACTGGATGAAATCGCTGGATGAATTCGCCCTGCAACTCCTGATCACCGAATTGCAGAGCCGCGACAACTTCAAGCGCTGGCTGGAAAAGCGCCACGACGAGCGCGAGCGGAAACGGGCATGAGCGACGACCTGCGCCGATTGTTACGGGGTTGGGTCTCCCAGGCCTCCACTGCGGATCTGGTGTGGCTCATGCTGGTCATTGCCCAGCGCTGCGGCGACGGCTGGGCGACCTTTGTCGAGTCGTGGAAAGAAGGAAAGGGCAGCGCGGTGTTGACTGTCGAGACATCGGCCGGCCCCGGCACACCTGGCCGCACCCGCCAGACCATCGACGATTTCGAGGCCGAGCTCGATCGGCGCGACGATACCGACCCGCCGCCCGGCAATCAAGATCAGGAAGGAAAGCGTTTAGGCTCTTGCCGGGTTGGGTATGGGCAGATGACTATGTGATGGTGGTGGTGTTACTACCATTGAAGCAGGGTGCCTCCCCACTTGCCGTTACTCAACGCAACAGTTAAATGGAGGGAATGGTAGATTATCATTCCTATATAGCCATGATGCGACGCGACAAAACCATCTACGGGCATCCTCTGCTTGCCTACCGGGCCATGTTCGATGTCTCGTCGGCGGAGATTTGTGTGTTCACCGGCCGGGCCGACCGCGACTACATGAAAGACATGCTCGGCGCTGCGGTGCGATTTCTCTCCCAGCCCGGCCGGACCTTGCGGCTGGCATGTCAATGCGGCCGGGCCACCATTTGCGATTGCGATATCGTGCGGGGCCTCGTTGGCGCCGTCGGCCGCCTGGGTCGCGTAATCGTGTACGACTCCTCCCGCTATCATGGGATGCCGTATGTGATGATCGCCGATGGCCGCGGGTACTGCCACGATCAGGGCGACCGCGCCGAAATCAACTACGGCAACGAGTCGGAGTCCGCCCGCTGGCAGACCGACTTCGACCGGATCGCCGCCAAGAGCCAGGTAGTGATTGATACCCATGAGGGCAACGTGCAATGAGATGGCTGCTGCTGGTGTTGGCGTTGCTGTCGGGTTGCGGCCAGGCAACCGATGCGGAACTGATCACCAAGATCGTGGCCGACACCGGCTACTACAGCAAAAAGGCGGATGCCGAGTGGGATGCGGCCATGGCCTCCGCCTCCGGCGTCAAAGATGTTTCCATGATGCCGGTCGCCGCCACGGCCATCGGCGACCACAACAAGCAACTTGATGCAGCCGTGGTCTGGATCGCCAGGCCATATACCCGCACCGCCACCGAGATCGCCAACGCCGACGCCCGCAAGCATGTCCTGCAGGGGATCAACTGTATCCATAATGCCCAAGCCGCCCGGCGTGAATTCCTGACCGACCTGCAGACGGCCATGGCCTCCGGCGACCCTGCGGCGGTGGCCGCCGTGGCCGGGAAACACCAGGGATCACTCGGCGCCTGCCAGTCTTTAATGCTGGTCGGCCTTGGTCATTTCGCCGACGCGAAGAAAATCGCCGGCATGCCGTTGACCATGGACGAGTTCAAATAGATGGCCGTTCGCCCCCACCCCAAGCAACTCACCGATCCCCGATACTCCCGCACCTGGATCATCGATTATTACCCGCAAGGCCGCAAAGGCAAGCAGTTCAAGCGGCAATTCATCGGCACCGAAGGCGAGGCCCGCGCCCTCGAGGCGGAACTCCGTCGCGGCCACTCGCTCACGGTTGCGCCGCATCCCAAAATCATCGACCTCCTGCCGGAGTGGCTTGCCTACTACGCCAACAACCGCGCCGCCTCAACAGTGGCCGACGCCAAAACCTGCCTCAAGCAGCTGGTGCCGTTCTTCGGCATGCTGTTCGTCAATGCCATCACGCCCGGGGTGGTTGAACAATACAAGGCCAAGCGCCGCCTGCCTGATCCGGCCACCGGCAGGGCGGCGGTGGGCAAACGCACCGTCAACAAGGAGTTGTCGTACCTGTCGAGCCTGATCACCTGGGCGACCGACAACAGCCACGCCGCGCCGCTGCCGTTCCGGATCAGGCCGTTCCCCCGGGTGCGATCGCCCAAGCCCCGCCCCCTTAACCGCGATCAGGTCACGGCGCTGATCAACGCCATCGAACCGGAATACCGCCTGCTGGTGATGATGATGACCGACGGCGGCCTCCGCCGCAACGAGGCGACCATGGCCACCGCCGAAAACGTGGACCTTGAACTCGGGGTGATATTCGTGAAAGGAAAGGGCGGCCACGAACGCCTGGTGCCGATCCTCACCGACCGGCTGCGGGCGGCGCTCGCACACCGCATAAAAGAAACCGGCGGCCGGGGCTACCTCTCGGTAAACCCGGCCACCGGCAAGCCATACTACGGCATCCGCAAAGCCCTGCTCCGCGCCGCCACGTCCACCGGCCTCGACAAAAACGTCTACCACCACCTGCTGCGCCACTCATTTGGGACGTCTATGGCCGCCGCAGGTGTTGACCTCGCCGCGATTCAGGATATAATGGGCCACCGTGACCCGAAAGTCACCAGAATCTACGCCCAACTCGCCGCCGAGGCGCTGAAGGCAGCCAGCCACAAGGCCGGTTCTTACATGGAGAATTCAACGCCCCCAAAAAACACCGCCACCACGGGATGATGTGAAACGGCACACATAATTCCTAATCCTGGTGTCGCATGTTCGAATCATGCCGGGGGCACCAATTAAATCAAGTAGTTGCAGGTTGTTTTCGTGGGGTTGGCTCGCTGTCCCATTTCTTACTTTTTCTTACGTTTTAGGCTCAGGCCATCCCGTGGTAATGTCATAGTCCCGGATGCTGGCCACCTTTTCGTCATCATTTAAATTTTTGTCGGCAACAATTGCGTCGATTGCGTCCCGATGGCCGCCATCAACCCCGGCGATGGCGGTTTCCGCCACCAGCAATTCCGCTGCATTAGCGGCCACCCGTGCGACGAGATCGCTAACCGAGCAACCCCTCGCCTCCGCCTCGCCGACAAGATTGGGCGCGTCGGAGTCGATGCCGCTCGCCTGCCACGCCAGTGCCTCCCCGCGCTTAATCGGCCAACTCGCCATCTCTGCCGGTGAGGTGGTGCCTATAATCTCGTTACGTTTTTGCGCGGCCAACTTGGAGCATTGTAGTTTTTTGCATTTGGCGGCATACATGGCCGGTGAATACGCTGCGAGAGCGGCATCGAGGGCTGTTTGGCCAACGTCATTACAGATTAATTTGCCATCGTCGTAGTAATAATCGCTAGACCCAGCCGCCACCGCTACACCGCGAACATCTTCTGTTGCCACAATTAGAATTACAGCCATTTGAGTACCCTCACTGAAAATGATCGTGATATATAGTTGATGCTCGATGCCGCGTTGTGAAACACAAACAATTCCAGGTACTGACCAGCCGCCAACCGCACGACCTGCGCGATTGCTTTTGGCAGCGACAAGTTCTGCCCGTCGACCGGAGTCATATCTTCAAATTGGTTCGCCCCGTTGAGATACACCATTTGGCGTCGATAGCCGCTATTATCACCTCCCCACGATCCGTTTATCGAGACGATCACATCACAGGCAGCGGGGGCGATAAACTTGTTGTTAGCGACATCGAACAACCCGTCAGTGTCATTGTATGTGTCGAATGTCACCTTTGTGGGAGTGCTTGCGGGGATTGACTGTGTGGTCTTCGCCACGCTGGCAAACGAGAGCAGCGACGCCGGTCGGACGTTGCCGCCAGCGCCCTGTGTCTTGCTCGGCGGTGTCGTCCATGTCCCTGCGGTAGCCTCGGTGGCCTCGAAAAAACCGTACACCCGGAACGGGACATTACTGCGGGCTGCGGTGGAGTAGATAGTAGATTTGTTGTCGGCACCGCCTACACCACCCTCCGCGACAGTAGAAATTAATTTCGATTCATCAAGGTCGATCCCCCCCCGCGCATTTATCCATGCGACCTCAACAGTACCGCCATTGTTGATGAGCAACACCATATACCGCTCAGACACCCCATCCCGCCCTCCGCCGGTAGACCCACTCGAAATAACCGTCGAAATTGGTGCGGCAATATATATGCTATCAACTGAGCCATCACCTAGCGTTTGATCACGGAAGTCGATAACCTGCGGCGGCACCGTGATTGTTAATGCGCCACCGGCCACAGTGGCGGTAAATGTTTTTATCTCCTTCTCCCGTATCGACTCAAACACCAACTCAGTCGTCCCCAGCGTGATCGCTCCGGTGTTGGTGAGCCACCACACCGTCCCGGCGTTGTCGCCTTCTGATACCGGGATCTGCATGCGCTTGAGGAATTTGTTGCTGGCGTCCATGTCGGTGCGGCGTGTCCAGGCGCCGCCGGCAACCACGATCCACACGCCGTTTTCTTTGGCGTCGGTCTGCCCTGCCGCCAGCACTTCGTCTCCGGCTACGCAGGCAACGCCGGAGATGGTTTGCTCGCCGCTTAACGTGAGGTTGGTGGTGGCCACCACTCGCACCGCGTCGCGCACCAGCATGGAGCGCAGCAGCGCCTGCCAGACTTGGGTGTTGTCGTCGGCGCTCGGGGTGAGGCCCCGCTTGGTGATCAGGTTGTCGAGTTCGCGTTGCGGATCCTCGATGGCCTGTGCCGGCACCTTGCTTCCTGCAATGCCCTGGCTCGGATTTTTGTCGATGTACGGATCGCCGGGGTCGCCCCCGATTGGCGGTGTGTATTCCATTGTTAAGCCCCCTCGTAATTGAAGATGAGTTGTGTGTGCGCCGGTTTCAGTTGGTTGCAGATACATTCGAGCGTGTCGGCGCGGTCGATGTCGCCGAGGGCGTCGCCACACTCGGATTCGCCGCAGACGAAGTCGATTATTTTGGCGTCGGCAACGGTGACCTGCCACCAGCTCCGCACCGTGTCGTCGCCGCAGAGCTCGTCGCCGCATTCGCTGTCGTTGCAGATGAACGGCTCGAACTCCTCGATGGTGATCACGTAGCCGAGCCGCTCGGCCACGGCGATGAAGTAGGCCCGCGACTGGCCGCCCAATTCGGTGAGCCGTTGTTCCAGCGCTTCGTGCCGTTCCTGCATGGTGTCGATGTCGCCGGAGCAGGAGTCCGGCAGTCCGGCCACCCGTTCCCAATCCTCGAGCAGTTCGAGGGCGGTGCGCGGGTCGGCTTCGTTGAGCAGGTCTTCGGCCCGCTCGTCGATTCTCGCCAGTTCCTCGGAGATCCCGCCGAGCAGGGCGGACAGTTCCGAGGTGAGCACACGCGGCCATGCCGCCCCGGTGGGCAGCAGCGCCTGCAGCATGCTCAAATAGTCAGCGGCGGTCATTGCCATGTGATGGTCCCCATGGTGCTGATCTGGCCGGCGGTCAAGGTGACGTCGGCGGCAGGGCTCACCAGGCTATGGTCTGTTTCCCCGGCGGCGATGGAGATGGCCTCGGCGATATGGGTGAGCAGGATGGTGCCGCTGCCCGCGCCGTCGTCGACCTCGGCCTCCCGCTGCAGCAGGTCGGTGAGTTCTGTTTCCACCGCTGTCCGCACCGTGGTTGTGTCCGGGGTGAGGGCGATGGTGAAGTTGAGCGCCACGCCGGTGGGGGCGAACACCTCGGCACCGGCGGCCGCAACCGGCCGGACTTCGTCGATGTAGTCCTGCACGGTGGTCACCATGGCGGCATCCGGGATGATGGGGCTGGCGTCGTCGCAGACAAAGCTGATCCCCACTGTGCCGTCGCCGAGCCATTGCGGGAACACCCACGCCCGGGTGACCCCGGCCACTTCCAGCGCCCAGGCCTTGTAATCAGCCTTGGAGCCACCCTGCGGCGGTTGCTGGATACGATCGAGCAGTCTTTCGCGCAGCGCGTCGTCGCTTTCCTGGTCGGCGCCGCCGGTGAGTCCGCCCGCGGCCACGGTGCCGGTGGAACTGACCCCGGCCAGCGGCGACACAATGGTCAACGAGGTGCCGGCGTCGCAGTTGCCGTCCGCTCCTGCATTGTCTGTGGTGGCGGTGACGTCGGCGGTGGCCGTGCCGCCGGAGATGGTGACCTCGGCGTCGGTGGTATATTCCACGCCGTCGGCCCTTTGCAGTAAGGTCTCCGCCGGGATCACCGAGTTGTCGGTGCCGGTGAAGCTCACCTGCCCGGTGGCGCTGCTGGCCGCCTTGCGCGGCACCTTCCAGATCGCGCACCAGCGTTCCAGGTAGGAAAGCTCGGCGGTGTCCGGCATCAGCTGCCGGGAAAGGTAGTCGAGATGGCCGTGCAGGATGTGCGCCGCCCCGGCGATAACCTTGGCAATCACCCCGAGGACGGTGCGGCGCAGGGCAGAGGCCCCCTCCATGCGTGTTTCTATGTCGCCCTTCACCCGGGCGAGGATCTCGGCGAGAGTCGGTCGGTTAAATGCCATTGGTGATGGCCTCCCAGATGTTGTCGAACTTGTAGGTCAGTTTCGTGGCGTCCGGTTTGTTTATCTCCACCAGCATGCCGAGGGCGCCCATGGCGATCCACTCGGTGGTGACGATCACCTTGGCGGCAACGCCATCGTCAACCAGCCATTGCAGGGCCTCTTCCGCGTATTCCCTGGCCCTGTTCGCCACCTCGGCCGTCTGCTTTTCGCGGGCCAGCAACCAGAGCCGCGAGCCGATGCGGTCGTCTTCGATGCCGTCCAGCGCCTCGGCCCACCAGCCCCGGCGGTCGGCGGTGCCGTCCGGCAGTTCGTCGTCCGGGTCGGCCCGGCGGTCGGTGAAGAGCGACAGGATCACCGCCGTCTGCAGGGTTTCGTCGGTGGTCAGGTCGTAGCCGGCCAGCCCGATGTCGATCATCTGCAGGTTGTTGCCCAGGTCTTTGATGATGAGCCCGATGTCGGCCATGGGTTATCCTATCGTCTGGGTCGGCTGGTCGGTCGGGCCGCCGTTGTCGTTCTCGCCATGGACGTGCGAGTCGTACACGGTGCGGAACTCTTCCATGGTCTTGCCGTCGGTGTCGCAGCGGTCCTTGATCTCGCCGGTGCATTCGAGCAGCGGTGTTTCCAGCCTTACCTTGGACGAGGCCACCACCGTCACCAGCGGCGCGGTGAGTTTCGCGTCGACCGCCGCGTCGGCGATGATGTGATCGCAGCCGTAGGCGTGGATGGTTTTGTCACGTTTCAGGTGGATGGCTTGCCCCTGGTCGTCGTACAGGGCCACCTCTCCGGCCTCAAGCCCCTTGAGCCGGTAGCGCCGGTCGCCGGTGGCGATGACGATGCCATGCTCCCGGTTGCCGCCGATAAACACGGCGATGCCCTCGGCCTGCCCTTTCGGCACCGAGGTGAAGCCGTATTCCTGATACCGCTCGCAGGTCCGCACCTCGTCGCCGAGCAGCTTGATCTGGACGCCCTGCTCCTTGGGTGAGTCGTCCACCAGGGCGATCACGCAGCGGCCTACCATCATCATCACCCGCCGTTGCAACGGCGCCATCAGCTTGTTGAATGTTCTCACCATGCGCTGTCGTCATCCTTTTTTTGCTTCGGCCAGCGGCAGCAGTTTGAAGGCCGCCGGGTCGGTGATGGTCAGTTCGCTCACGGTGCCGTTTTCGTCGATGATCGAGTTCACCGCGACGAGCAGCATGTCGCGCTGGATGTCAAGGCTCGGCAACCGGCAGGGGACGATGGTGTTGGGCGTCCAGGGCCCGGTTTTGTGATGCCAGCCCTGCACGGTCACGGTGGCTCGACTGCTGCGGCCGGCGCGGACAGCCGCTTCCCATCTGGCCCGGTCTTTATAGGTGACGCCGTTGCCCATCCCCTCCGCGATCACGATCAGCGGCCGGTAGCGCGTCACGCCCGGATCGGTCGCATAAGCCTGCGGCTGGGCGTTCTGTTCCGGGGTGGAAAAATCATCTCCGGCCGCCTGGCCCTTGATGATGTATTTGCTGTATCGGTCCTTCATCCCGAGTTGCGCCGATCCGCGCTTGCAGTTCTCGCCCTCGATCAGCGGGGTGGATACCCTTGCCGTCCCGGCCCTGGTCAGCAGCAGGCCGCCCTGGGAGTCCGACACCGGCAGCAACGCCCGGTAGCGGCACACCCGCTCGATGGCCTCGAAGGCCGTCTCGCCGGGCTGCAGGGCAAACTGACCGATCACCTTGCCGACATCGGCATTCGCCGTCACCGGGATACCGAACGGCTTGCAGATGTCGGCGCAGATTTGTCGGGCGGTGCGGTTGTTCCATTGACCCGATCCGCATATCGCCGAGCAGTCCACCAGATCGCCGGTCTTGTCGCGGCCGGTGACCGTCACGGTGTGTTCTTTGTCGTCGAAGCTCGGCGCCCCCTCGTCGACGTAGCCGGTGATCAACAGATCGCCGTCGGCCCGCAGCACACAGGCATCACCGCGTCTGATCTTGCGTGGGGTGGACTGCTCCGGCCAGCGCTCGGTGACCTTGAGGTCGAACGATCCGGAGACGGTCTCAATCGACCGGGTGACCCGGATCTCTTTCCAGCCCCCATAAGCCGCGCCGCCGATATGCAAACGGACATCAGGCATCTGTCAGCACCTCCAACGGTGTGCCGCCGGGCAGGAAGCCGGGATGCCCGATGTCGTTGCGGGCGATGATGTCGGCGTCGCGGCTTGCGTCGTCGTATTCCCGATATGCCAGCACCAGTGCCGGGGTGGTCTGCTCCGGCGTTACCGTTTTCACCCGCGGCGTGGTGGCGGCGCGGGTGTTGATGTCGGCGATAAACGCGGCCCGCAGGTTGCTCATGGCGATATAGGTGTCATCGTCGGCGGTTTCCATCTCCGTCTCCAGCCGGTCGGCCACCTCGTTGCGGATCTCCACCACCTTGTTGTAGTTGTCGACGCCTCCCGGCTGGTAGCCGGGGTCGCTCGGCGGACGGAAGGCCATGCCCGACACCGACCGGGCCGCCTCGATGGCCGACACCTGCCGCACCATGGCGGCTATCGCCTCCTGGTTGGCCGCCTGCTGCCTGCGACTTGCCGTTGTCGACGGCACATAGGGCAGGGTGTCGCCGTGGCTGAACAGCGCCCGGCACATCCGCAAGGCGGACAACGGCCTGGACGGCAAGGCGACAAGGTCACCGATCAGCCCGGCAATGCCGTCGGCCAGGTCGACAGGGGACCGGATCAGGGAAGCGACCCGGCCGGCGACGGAGTTCAGCGACGAGACAAACGTGATCGCCCCGGCCGGGGTTTCCGGCAGCAGGTCGCGCACGGCGTCTATGGCCGCAAGGGCATCAGACACCGCAGTCGCGGCGGACTCGGCGACAAAGGCCGGGAATCCGCTCACCGTGAATTGATCGGCGAACCCGGCCTCGACCGCGACAATGGCGGCGTCGGCCTTGCTGTCGACGTTGGCGGCGGTGTCAACGGCGGTGGATGGTTCCGCGTTGGCCCCGGCCTCGGCAAAGGTGACCGAGAACCTGGCCATGCCGCCCTCGGCGGTGGTCTCGCGGGGGCCACGGGCAGAAACCACCTCGACCATCTTGGTGCCAAGCCATGGATGCACCAGCTTGCCGGCGCCCGGTTGGTCCAATGCGGCGATCAACTTGTCGCGGGCGGCCATGTAATCGGGGCCGAGCACGAACAGTTCTACCGTCCACTGCTTGGCCTTGGCGCCGAGGTCTTCACGGTACGGCTGGTCGCGGAACGGGAAGGAGTGCTCGGCCAGACGGCGACCGAGGCCGTCACCGTCGGATGAATCGGTCTGGAATGCAATGCCCCGATAAGAACCGGGGCGAAGCTGTTCGCGCCATCCCATCAGTAAGCCCCCGCCATGGTCACGCCGGTGTCGACATCGACCTGCATGCCGGCAGCGGACATTCTTTTCACTTTGGCGCGGGTGCCGTCGCTGCTGTTGACCTCGATTGCGACCTTTGCCTCCTGGCTGCCGACGATGGCGGCCAGGCGGGCGATGGCCTCGCCGATCTTGTCCTGCGTCTTGGTTCCCTGCAGCAGGTATTTGTTGATGAGCATGCCGAGGCCGTACCCCGCGCCGCCGGTCACGCCGACCATGGCGGCGGACGTTGCCATCCCGGCCGCGCCGGTTGCGCCGAGAGCGCCCACACTGGTGCCGCCGAGGCCAAGCAGCTTGGCCCCGTATTTGCGGAGCATGCCGGCGGAACGGCCTGCGGCCGATCCTTGCCCGCCACCAAGGCCGAAGCCATCGGAGCCGGGCAGCATGGAAAGATGCTTGTTGACCACATATACAGGGATCGGGCCGGAGCCGCCGAGCATCCCGCCGCCGGCCGCGCCGCCCTTGCCGCCGAAACCGAACAACCGGCGGGCCTTGTTGGCGATAACCAGGCCGCCGAGACCGACCGCCATGCCGGTGCCGACCTTCAATACTTTGTCCAGGGTTTCAGGGTTGATACTGTTGAGCGCGTCGGCGGCGCTTTGGATGGCCTTAGTGAGGTTGCTTTCGGCGAACCGTTCCCACGCCGTGGCGAGTGCTGTCACCGACCTAGCTGCATCGGCTGCGGCGGTGGCGCTATCTTTTACGGTGACTGTACCGTTAGCCTGCAGGTTCATAAACTTCTGCAGGCTGGCGACAGAGCCGGTGCGTTTGTATTCTGATGCCATAGCGTTGAAAGCACGGATCGCCTCGGCGTCGAACACCTTAGAGAGCACGGTCTGATTGCCTTTTGCCTTGGTGATGATGTCGACCATCAGGTCGTTGATGGGACGCAGGATCTCCTTGCCTTCCTTCAGCGCCTTGGGGTCGAACACCTGGATGCCGCCCTTGGCGAGTTTGTTGATCTTCTGCTTGTCGGCCATGGTCCGCATCACCGCTTCAAAGGCGGTGGCCGCCTGCTCTGGGTTGCCGGTGCCCTGCCGGACCACCTGCAGAGTGGCTCCTAATTCGCGCACAGCCTGCAACCCACCCCGGCCGGTGGCCGTGTAAGCTGCGAACACGCGGGGGCCAAGGTTGGCGAGGTTCTGTAAAGTGAACGCGCCCTCCTTGCCCTGCACATTGAGGATGTCCAGCGCCTCGAGGACTTCCTTGGGCTTGATGATGCCCATCTTCTGAAACTCGGACATGATCCCGCCGATGTCGCGGCCTTCCGCCCCGGTGGCCGACATAGCCAGGCCGATGTTGCGGATGTTGGCCTCGGCGAAACGCAGGTCGCCGGTGCGTTCGACGATCTCGTCAACCGCATCGACGATCCCGGCCGGATCGAGCCTGATTTCCGGGGCGCGGGCTGCTTCGTATATTTTCTCTTTAAGGTGTTCGATGGTGGTGGCGGAGGCGTTGGCCTGAATGCCGAGGCGGGTGAAGCGGGTTTGCAGGCCGGTCACCATGCGATAGGTGCCGACACCTGCCGCGCCGGTCAGCAGGGCGGTGTATTTGTTGCCGACGGCATCGAGCCCTCGGCTTACCTGCCGCGCCGCCGGCGACAGCCGCGACAAGCTGCGGACGCCGCGGTTGCTGAGATCCTCCATGGAGTTGCCGAACCGACGGGCCTTGTCCTGAAGGTTGCCGACCATGTCGACGGCGATGGTTGATCTCACTTCGCTCATGTATCAACGCTCTCGATGATCTTGATCTGTCGCAAAAATGCCCGCACAGTGAGGGCGACTACGTCGGCGCGCTGCCATCCTGCCCGGCGAATAAACACCGCGGCGCTCCGTTCAATCGCCGGATGGAGCGCCGTCATCTCGCCCCCGGTCAGTCACCGTGCCGAGGGTCAGTTTGTCGAGCTTGTCGGCCTCACGTTGCAGGGCCTCGAAGTCGTCGCGGTGGAGCCGCTTGATCTCATTCACGGCGAGCGGCCCTGGGTAATCTCCGATGCGGACGATCTGCCGGCGTAAAGTATGCAAACCCATCATGGTCGGGCTGCTCACCAGGGCGTAGCCGTCAGGGGTTGGCACCGCCCGCTCGGATTCCTCCTGGGCGGCGATGATGTCAGCGAGGGTGACCTCGCGCAACTCCGCCTGGGTGTGTTTCACGTCGCCGATGGTCAGGCCGTGGGCGAGTTCAACGGTTACGGTCGCCATATCACATCATCTCCTCGGCGGCCGGGCCTTCAAAGGTCAGTTTGACCTTGCCGCCGTCACCAGCAGTCAGCTGCGGGGTGTCGGTGATCCAGGCATCCTTGATCACGTAGCTCTGGCCGGTGTCGCAATCGAAGGTCAAGGTGGCGCCGCTGATCTGGCCGAGTTCGGCAAGGCTGGTGTCCTTGTCGTAGGCGATCTCGCACTCGACCTTCGACTGCCGGAGTTCCTCGCTGAATCCGATATTCAGATCGGTGATGACCGACTTGCGGGCGATGCCGCCGGGGTCCATGCTCGCGCCGGGCCGGCTGTTGAGCACCTTGCCGTCGTACTTGATGGTGGCGATCCCAAGTCTCTTTGACATGATGGTTCTCTCCTTTGAAGAGGCCCGGCCTGACTGCGGCCGGGCTCAATCGGTTACACGATAAACTGCATCTGCTCTGCGAAGACGCGGAACTGGTTGACCAGATCCGGCGGGGCGAGCACGTTGACGCGGTTGCGGTCGTTGACGTCACGCTCGACAACCAGATCGGCCTTGTACTGGTCGATGTTCTCGACCAGACCGGCCAGTTCCCACTCCTTGAACAACGCGATCAGCTCGTTCCTGATCACCTTGGGCGTCACGATCTTCTGCCCGGCGCCGTAGTTGGTGCCGTCGTCTGCCAGTTTGTGGCGCGGGAACTTCTGGGTTATCCGGGCGCGGGTTGAATAGCGCAGGTACGAGAGCGTCGCCGGGGTGTTGACGTCCAGATAGCTCGGATCGGCGACCCCGTAGGCGTTCTCCTGGTACATGGTGATGAGCCGCTCGATGAGCACCCGGCCGCCGGAGTCGACGGTGTGGGTGGCAATGCCGTCATACAGCAGCAGGTTGCGCTCTTCCATGGTCCAGCGATCCTCAATGGCCGGCGGCAAAACCCCATCGAGCACCAGGGTCTGCAGCGGCCGGGCCGGGTCGATGGCGAGGCTGTGAGCGGCCTCGGCGGCCACGGCGGCGGCCCACACATAGGGCGGGGTGGGCGAGATGCCGGTCCCCATGCAGGTGACCAGCAGGCTGTTGCGGCCGTCGCCGAAGGTCTGGGTGGCGGCCTGGGTGCCGCGATAAGCGGCGTAGGCAATTCCGTCGATCTGGCGGGTCGGTCCCCAGCGGTCGGTGAGCTCGGTTTCCAGCGCGGTCAGGTTGGCCGAGTCGGTGTACGGCATGACGATGTGGTTCCACCACTCGTCGCCGAGCACGGCGACGGCGTCTGCAATATCAGGATTGCCGGTGCCGCCGGTCATGGCGGTGACGGTGGTGGTCAGGCCGGTGGGGGTCTTCTCGTCCTGGTAATAATTGACACGGAGGTCGATGCCGTTGCCGGTTTCACCCTTCCAGCGGGCGGTGATGTCCACCTGCTCCGGAACGCCACCGTTCACGGCTGCGGTCACCGGCAGCGAGGTGTCGGCGTTGATTGCGGCGACCACGGCGGTGGCAATGCTGCTCAATGTCTGCGCGGCGGCAATCGCCACCCGGACCCGGTTGCCTGCGATATACAGGTTGAGGGTGCCGGCGGCGGTGACGGCGCCACCGAAAAGGATGTTGCCAGCGGCGGCTACGCCCGCGACGTCGTCATCGAGCAGGATGCCCCATGTCTCGGTGAAGCGGTTGTTGAGCTTGAGGGCGTTGATCATGTGGCTGAACATCGAGCCACGGCCTGCTGCGGCCTCGGCATGGCCGGGAGAGTTGACCCGGAACGGCACCTCGGCGGCCTGCTCACCGGCGGCCAACCGCTGGCCGATGACCAGAATCTTGTGCATGATGCCGGGCGTACCGGATACGGCCCGCTCGTTGTTAAATTCAACGTAGGCCAGCGGCACCCGCAGTTGACTCGGAATAGAATCGAATGAGATCGGCATTTATCATTCCCCCTTCTTGGCGTTGATCTTTTTCGGGGCGTTGGCCTGGACGGCATCGCCATCTTTCAGGCGGCGCAACCAGTAGGCGGTGCGCGGCACCAGTTCCCCATCCTCGGCCAGGCGACTGCCGTCCGGCTTGCGAACGAGCAGACCAGGGCCGGGTTTGACAAAAATTTCGTTGCTGTTCGGCATGGTTGCCCCCTTCTGTTATGTTTGCGGGATGTTGAGATCGTCGACGGCGTCAATCTGTCCGTCCGGCGTTGCCATATCCCACTCGGTATGCGTCCGCAGGAAGTCGTCGAGGGTGTCGACATCAACCTGGCCGCGGGTAAACTCGATCTGTAAATCAATCACGGTGAAACATGTCGGCGCGGCGGCGCCCTCGTCGTTGCTCGATGCGGTTATGTCGAGCCGGTCGACGGTGTCGCCGAGGCCGGTGTCGCCGTAGATGGCATCCTCGATCAGTTCCTCGGCGACCAGCTGCTCCGCCACCACCAGCTCTGATTTCGGCTGATAAAAGCCGAAGTACAACCGAACCTGCGGCTGGCACATGATGCCGCCGCTGATCTGGGTGCGTTTGCCTCGGCTCGGGCAGGTGATCAGCACCAGCGGCAACTCCGAGGCGTGGATCTCGGTGCGGCGTCGGAAGCTGATCCGCGCCGCCACGTTCTTGCCCCATTGCTGCTGTGCAAAGGCCTGCAACGGCTCGTTGCCGGTGATCTGAACGGCCAGGTTGTCGAGCGCGGTCTTGAGGGTGGTGGTCATTTCGTTCCCCTGAATGCCTGAATGGCCTGGGCCAAGGCCCCACCGGCCGGAGCCTGGCCGACTGCCAGACTGTAGCGGGCCTTCTTCTCGTCGGTGCGCTTGCCGAAATAGCGGTCAACCCAGGCGATCACCGGGCCGAGCAGCGCCAGGATAGTCATGTGGGAGCCGTTGATCTTCTCCAGGGTGGCCGCATTGTTGGTGACGATGGCCGACACCCAGGCGGACATGAACGCCACGATGGAGAGCAGCACCACGATGGACGCCCACTTGGCGATCCATGGGCGGGTGCTGTTGCCGGTGGCGTCGGCCTTGGCCAGCGAATCGACAATGCGCGACCATGCGTCGATGTCGGCAATCTCGACGTCCAGCTGCTTGGTGAGGATGGCGAACTGCTGGTCCGGCGGCAGGGTCTGGATGGCAGAATGCACATCCTGGCCGGTGGCCGTGGCCGGGAGTTGTTTGTCGGCGGGCAGCAGGGAGTTGATCATGCCGATGATCGGCGCCGCAGTCGGACACGCTACACTGAGAGCCGTTGATCCTGCCTTGAGCAGCACATCGAGGAGTTTCATATCATCTCTCCCAAACTCTGGTGAGCCAGCCGCCGAACCACTTTTCGAGTTTAGGGTTGTTCTCCACGCACTCGACATAGTGGCCGAACTGCAGGCCGTTCAAGGTTTTCAGGATGCGTTCGGGCCGGGACGCCTGGTTGATGGCGGCGATGGTCCCCGACCCGATGACGCCGTCGACAACCAGATCGCGGTTGCCGTCGTTCCAGTTGGTCAGGTTGTAGGCCCGTTGCAGCCAGCGCATGACCTTGGGGCCGATGTTGACCATGGAGTCAAACACCTCCTCGGCAATGGCCTGATCGACGATCTCGTCAAGTCGGGCCTTATCCCAGAAATCGCGCTTATAGATGCCCATGGCCTGGGTGATGGTCAGCGCGGCGATATTGAGGCTCGGATAACTCCGCTTGCTGATCCCGTATTTGGTCTCGCCGCCGGGATCGGCCGGGTCGTTGACGTAGCCGCCCTCGACGCCGATCAGGGCCTTGAATGCTTTTTCAAATTCGGCCATGATCAATTCACCAGTCCTTTGAGGTCTTCCTCGCTGACTTCTCCGCCGGTGGCCATCACCACCAGGACGCGCTTGATCGCCTTGACGTCGTTTCGCAGTTCCTTGGCCGCGCACTGCTCGCAGTCCTTGATCTTGACGAAGCCTGGCGCGGTCAGGCGGCCGAAAACCAGCCCGACCGAAAGTTTCAACACCTCGTATGAGGCAACCGAGACCATGAACATGGCCATGGCCTGCACCCCGGAAAGATCCGCGAGATTCATTTGCCCACCTTTTTCAGTTCGTCGCCGAGCTCGTCGTCCATGATCGATGCCATGCGGTCACCTTCGTTGAAGCGCTCAAGGGCGTCGTCGGCGAATGACCGGGGGCCGTGGGCGCTGGATGAGTTGGCGCCGTCGTGGATCACTGTGGCGTAGCGGGCAGAATCAAACAGCATGGCGTCGAGATCGCCGGTTGTGAACACCGCGCCGTTGGCTGTCTTTGTCTGGCGTGGTTCGAGAAAATCGAGATGACTGCGGAGATGGCCGGTCACCACCGGCACCGGGTATCCGCCTGTATCGCCACCGGGGCCGCTCAACAGGTCATAAGCCTCACGGTGAACGCCTCTGACGATGCGCGTCAACCCGCGGCGGACAGCGGCGGGGGCATTGGCGGCGAAACGGTCAAACCCGCCGACGATCGCCTTGCTGCCCTTGATGTCAACGCGGACTTCAAGCATTATCATCCTCGAAATGGCTGGTGATTACCGCGCCGCAGGCGAAGTCGGAAGCATCGGACACCGCCGAGGCGGCAAGCCGATCGATGAGGCCCTGCGCCTCGGCGAGCATGGCGCGTTTCTGCTTATCGAGCGCCGTTGTCTCCGGCTCCTGGCCGTTGGGCACGGCGTTCCCGGCAATCGACACGATCCGCCGCTGGAACAGTTCAGCCGCGACGAGGCACTTTTCGGCCCGCTTGACATAAGCAGCGGTCGCCGTGACGGCCGAAGCGTAGGCGGTCGCGCCGACCCGCACTTCCAGCAGCATGGCCTGCTCGTCGATAACACCCTGCAGCCACGCATCGAAGGTGGCGGCAGTCAGGCTGAACTGCTCGGGGGTGAACCCGAGATTCTTGATATCGTCGAGAGAAACCTTGCCCATGGCGGCACCGGCAGAGCAGGGCGGGGATCATCCCCCGCCCGCCCTGGTTATTGGTTAAGAGAGAGCGCAGCGCTTGTGCTGCTTGCTTTCGCCGATGGCGCCGTTATACGCACCGGTCCAGACATGGTCCGCGCCGAGTACCAGTTCGTTGCGCTGGGCCGGGCGGGCGTTGAGGTCTTCCCACTCGCCCTTCTTGTTCTTGAGGCCGGGCAGCGACACGTAATAGCTGGTGCTGGCGATCTTGGCGGTGGGGATGACGCCCTTGATGTTGTAGGTGATCTGGTTGTTGTTGGAGTTGGCGTTGACAAAACTCGCGGCCAGCGCCTTGTAGATGCGGGACATCAGTATCGGGTGGCAGGTGATGTAGAAACCACTGCCGGCCGAGACGCTGTAGCCGGCAGCTTCCATCTCGGTGACGATGGCGGCGCAGGCGTTGTTGATGGTGGTGACGTCGTCGGTGGCGAACGCCTGGTTGATCCCAGCGCCCATGGCTGCCATCAGGCCATAGAAGAGATCGGCCTTTTGGTTATACCAGTTGTTGAAGGTGTCCTTGGTCAGGTCATCAATCAGGTAATACTTGTTGAAACGGAGCCAGTCGTCCTCGATGGCGAAGCCGCCGATGAAACGGAGCAGGCCGACCTGTGACTTGGCGCTGGAAGGCAGGCGCGAGAGTTTGGCCTCTTCGCCGGTCTTTTTCTGGTAGAAGGTGACGCCGCCGGAGATGTCGAGCATCTCGAAGGTGTCGTTGGAGCTGGCCCGCATGTCCACGTCGGCGAACAGGGCCTCATAGCCTCGATCCGGAGACTCGACGGTGTCGCTTCCGACCATGACGATGGGCGGACCGGAGGCGACGAGGTTCGGGTCGATACCGATGATCTTCTGGCCCTGCACGGACCCGGCGGCGACCATCTTGACCGAGTCGGCGGCGATGGCCTTGAAACCCTGGCAGACGGCGTCATAGATGGCGACTTTCTGGAGATTGGCGGGAACCTTGCTCAACTTATCCCAGTCGATGAACTGCTTTCCGTTGATGATCATGTTGTTACTCCTTGCTGGTGTTCGCGGTTAATCAAGGGGCCGCTTAATTTTCGTTGAGCATCACCATGACTTCGTCGTCGTCATCGGTGGTCGGTTCGGCGGATTTGCCGATCTTGCTGTTGGCCTGGGTAACGGCGAGGGTGAACTTGTCGCCGACCACGAAGTCGGTGGCGCCGTCGTTGATGGTAAAGGCGACAAAGCCGTTGGCATAGGCAACGCCGACCTCGGCGTCTGCCATCCGGCCGGACTTGGAGCCGATCACCGAGAAGGTGCCGCCATTGGCGGCGGCGGCGATGCACAGCAGGGTCCAGCTCTCGGCCACGGCGTTGGCGCCGACTGCTTCGCCGGTCACGGTGCCGTTGCCGGTGTTGCCGCCGTCGGCTACCGCGTCGGCGGCGGACATGCCCTTGGACTCGGTGGCCACGCCGTTGGTGGCGTCCCAGAAACATTCCTTGCCGTCGGCGATGGCGCTGCTTGCGCCGGTGGTTTTCGGGAAGGATGCCCGGCCCCGGTAGATGTAGACGTTCTCGACGTTGGCGAGGGCGGCGGATACCGCGATCAGGATGTCGCCGTTGACCACGATGATCTCGTTGGCGGCTACGGCGGCGTTGTGGGTATGCTTGCGGGTCCGCAGATGCTGGACGCCGTCACGGGGGGTTGCGAGTTCGTTTGCCATGTTCGTTCTCCGTGTAATGAGTTAGGAGGTGAATATCGTTGCGCGGTGCCGTTTACTTGCTGTCGCGGGGCACCAGCGGATTCTTTGAGCCGGTGAAGGCGGCGTCGGTGGAGTCTGCCGACTTGTCGCGGCGGTCGTCGCCCTCAAGCTGGCCACCGTCCGGGAACTTCTCGTTCATCCGTTTCTGCAGGCCCTTCACTTCCTGCCCCAGGAACTCGACGTCGAACGTGGCGGCGAATCCCTTGGTCTTGGTCTTGGCCTCTTCAGTCTGCTCGATCTCGCCGAGGGCGGCCTTCATCCGGACATAGTCGGCAATCAGGCCATCCTGAAACTGCTTGCCGAGGGCGGCCATGGCCTTGGATTCCTCGACCTGGCCGGTGAGTTCGGTGATCTTGGCGTCCTTGGCTGCAATGACGGATTTGACGGACTCGGTGATCTGGTCGTCGGTGGTGTCGTCGCCGAAGGATTTACCCAACACGGCGCCCAACATCTTCTTGAGTGCGTTCATACCTTTTCCTCTCTGTTGTGGTTGGTTGCCTTCGTCGGCATCTGCGCCGGACTTGGCGGATTTTTGCGAGGTTGCCCCCTGCTGCGCTCCGAGCCAGACAAGCGACCCCTCGGTGGCCTCACCGGGGCCGGTGTATTCCCAGAACATGGTTTCGCCGTGCTTGCCCTTTACCGGGGCCATGTCGGCGGCGATGAAAGAAATCGACCAATGGCGATAAGTGCCGCCGTTGATGTTGGCGAGGATGTCCTCGACGCTCGGCGTCTTGATCACGTAGTACCAGGCCCACAGCACCTTGACGGCGGCAACGCCGTCAGGCAGGCGCGGGTCTTCGCCGGTGAGCTCCTTGAATTTCTCCGGGCTGATCTGCTCGGTGGTGGCGTCGAAATAGAGGCCCAGCGGCAGATAGTCGCGGCGGGCGTGGAAATACAGGGTGGATTTGCCGGGCAGGGTGGTGGCGAAATCGTCGAGCAGCGCCTCGTTGAAGCGTTCCCGGTCGCGGTCAACGCCGTTGTGTGCCAGCAACTGCTTGCGGACAAAGACGGCCTCGGCGGTGACGGCCTCAAGGGCGTAGCGGTTGATCTTGGCAAGGATGTCGTCGGTGATCTCGACACCGGCGGCAGTGGCCTTGAGTCCGCTGCCTGCCGACTTGCTCCGGATCTCGCCGGGGTTGTATGTGCTCTGGCCGGCCATCAGTCTTTTTTCCCTTTCTTCATCATGGCCAGCACATGCTCGCCGGTGATGACCTTGGACTGCAGGCGGGTGGCCGGCTCGACCGCTTTCTCTTCCCCGGCTGCGGCGGGAGCATCATCAGCTGGGGCAGGGGTGGTGCGGATGAGTTCGGCGATCTTGCCGTTGGCCTCTTTCAGCGAGGCGGCAAGGGTTTTGTTGTCGGCATGGGCGGACTCAAGGGCGGCGGTCATTTCATCCTTGGCCTGGCGGCCTGCCTCGTGGGCTGCCTGGTGGGCGGCAAGCATGCCCTCGGCAGCGTCGCGCTCATCGGCGGAGATGTCGAAACCAAGAAGGTTTTCAAGGGCCGCCACTTCCGGCTTTCCTTCTTCGGTGTACTCGTCGGCCGCCAACTCGGTGATCGCGCTGCAGATCATCTTCATACGCACAAGGGCGCGGCGGGTGGATGTAGGATCGCTTTCGGCGTCCTTCTGGCCCTCAACGCCAGAACCCTTGAAGTCCTTGCCGTCGGTAGTGATCTTGTCGCTCTTTTTCGCCATGGGCCTGTCCTCCGTGCTGCATAGAAAGAGATGAAAAAGTTCTACTTTTTAAGGGGTTCTCTTTCTCGTAGCAGGTAAGCGGGACGCAGGCTGGCAGAGGATGTCACTTTGTGCGGGTGGGGGGGATGGGCAACAAAAAACCCCGCCGGGATGGGCGGGGTTAGGTGGGCGAGCGGTGATGGGCTGGCTACTTCGTGACGACTGAAAGCCGCCCCTTGGCTCCTTGTCTTTTGAGATAATCGTGATAGCCGGGCTGGGAGAGCAGACGCCCGGAAACAAGAATCAACTCCAAAAGGTCGCAGGTTTCAAGAAAACCTACAATCGACCTTCTCCAATGGCATGCCGCCTTTGAGTGGCGACCGCCTTGATCGGCTGGGGGTCTTACCGGCAAACGGACGATGGTGGCGCTCATGCTTCACCCCCTTCCGCCATATCGGCAAACCGGACAAAGCGGTGATAGCGGTAACCGTGGGCGATCTTGCGGCAAGGCTCGCGCCGCCATCCCAAAAACGCCAGCGATTCTGACTCGCGGGAAAAGAGTGTTCCAAGGTGCTTTGGGTTTCTGAAGATGAGCGGCAACCTGGGCGCCCGCCCGGCGGCGATGAACGCCCCGAAGAACTGTGCCGTGGTGCCCTGCAGCCATTGGCCGTCAGGCCCGGTGCCGGTTTCAAGGCCGCAGCCGTTCGGTGGTGATGGCAGCAGCAGGGAAAGATACTGCGACAGGGTGGCGGCCACGTCCGAGGCGGCAGGGTCCGGCGATTCGATTTCCTCCAGCAGGTCGGCAACCGGCATGCCGGTGAAGAAGTGCAGCGCCCGAAGGCTGGCCTTGCCCTTGAGGTACTTGTCCGCCTCGCGGCACAGAGCCGAGATGGCGTCCATGGAAAGGCCAGGGGAGGGCAAGGCCGCGCCTCCGGCATACTGCATCCGTTCGGCCCTGCCGGTGGTCCAATATTGCCACAGGGCGTCGTCGCATTCGTTTTGATAAGAGAGGATTTTTTCCCGGAGTTCTGGGCGGACTTTCTTGTGATTGATGGTGGCCAGGAACCCGGCAACCTTGCGGATGGGGATGCAGATGGTTTCTTGAATCCCTCCTGCGGAAGGCGTTGTGATAATCACAACACCCCATCGATCATTGTTATTCTGTAATTTCACATACTGACTTGCCCAGTTTAGCCCCATGTTCTCAATGATCGGCCTGACCGGGGCGAAGGGTTCGCCGTTGTGGTCAACGGCAAAGATGGTGTCCCCGTGAAAAGGGACTGGTTCAAGTTGTTTGGCTTGCGCGGACATGGCGGCTTCTCCTTTGTTGGGGTAAGAACTCCCCGCCCTCTGCGCTTCCAAACACAAAAAGGGCGGAACCGTACGGGTTGGAAGACCGGAACAAAGGAACCGGCGAGCCGAAGCTCCCCGCACGGCCCACCCAAAAGGTAAGCTATGCTGCGGACACAAAAAAACCACCTGCACTGGGGGTGGCGGTGGTGTCCGCCTTTGTTTCCGGGCTTCCAAACCCGGTAGCGGATTTTGCCGCTACACCCCCAAGTTATCTCCTGGTTTTTCTATTGTCAATAATTAAATGTGCGGTTAGGGTACACACCTTACCGCACATTTAATTACATAGGCCATGTATAACTATACCAGATGTCCACATTGCGAAAGACTATACAAACTCGGCGATAAAAAACTCCAAATTATTGGGCAAGAGTTTGCTTGTCGCTGCGGCCAGCGTTTTGTTGCAACGGCGATAGAGGGAATACTACTTAAAGAGGACATCAAACGTGCATGCAAATTTAACCTCCTCTCGGTTGACTACATTAACAAAGAATCAAAAAGGGATTCATTGCCGTTTGGGGTTCTTTTTGAAGAGTTTATGGATATGGTAAAGGATCACGCAATAACAAAATTGATTCGTGACCACATAAACAAAAACAGATCAAGCTGGCGGAAACTATCAACAAAGGATGTTGAGGAAATTATAGACAACTTCAAAAAGAATAACGACCGATAGTTTCACGGCAACCCAATGCCGTTACTATCGACCGCCCAAGCATCAATCGGTAGATTGTAGTGTTCAATCGTGCTGTTTAAGCGCAGCCAGTATTTACGATCTTTGGGGGTCTCAAGTATCAAGACGATACCAGCTTTTTTGCCGGTTTGAAGCGAGTAATAAAGTGCTTGCCCTATCGCTTCGGCCCACTTTTTCCCGAAATCAAACTCAACGGCGTTCGTTGCCGTGAGGCAGTCGCAACGGGTTTGATCAGGCAACACGACTTCCTGAACTCCGCGCTGCTCCTCACACCATTGCTGCTGATACCACTTTTCCTTATGGATTGTCTTGCTTGCTGCCGTGAACGGGCACAGCACCATTAAGGCGATGGTTATTACGATTGTTTTTTTCATAAAACTACAATATCCCAGCCGGCCCAAAAAATCACGCCTCACTTTTCGCCGGGCGACTGCTGCACCGGCATCTTGGGTGGGTATCGCGGACCGGCAGGGGGCATTTGTCGATGTCATACTCCCCGGCCAGGCTGCGGCACATATCGCAGGCATCAGGGGCCGGGGCGAAATCCAGCCGCTTGAGGCCGCGCTCTTTCCATTCGGCATGCTTGGCGCTTTCCGCCGCCATCGCCATTTCAGACCTTGCCAGCCGCTGCCAGTCGGCGTTCTTGTCGGTGAACAGCTTTTCCAGCCTGCGGGCCACCTCCACCGGGTTGCTGCCCGCGATGACGTGGGCCTCCATCTCCGGCAGGATCTTGTTGCGGAGCGCCTTGGTGGCGTTGTCCTTGACCAGATCAAAGCCATCCTTGACCAGCTTGTCGAAGATGCCGTGGTTCTTGAGGATCGACAACAGCGTCACCTCGTCTTCAACCATCCGGGCCGCCCGGATCACCCCGGCGCTGAACGCCTGGCCGTAGAACCAATACACCGGCGATTCCTTTGACGCCGGGTTGTAGGCGGCAAGCCATGTTTTCAACTCGGCGTCGATCAGGCCGCGCTGCTCGGCAGACATCGAAAAGCCAGGCGGGTCGCCTTCTTCTTTCGCGCCCCTGGCCTGATCGAGCCCGAGGATGGTCTTCACCCGGGCGAGCAGATCGGCCCAATCACCCTGCAGGCGCTTTTCGTACTCTTCCTCGAGGCTGTCCACCTCCGGCCACTCCTCCGCCCGCCGGCCCTCCTTGCAGCCGCAGGACTTGGCCGCCTTGACCGTCTCGCCGGGCAGCTTGAACGATTTTTCACCATGCACGGCCAGCGCCTTGCCGATGGAGAGGTCGCGCACATCGAGGGCGATGCCGAGGGTCTCGGCGTTCTGAACGTGGTACATGTCGGCCTGGGCGTTGAGGAACCGGGCCTGCGCCTGGGCGACAACGTCGTGCAGGTTGACCTGCTCGAATTCGAGCCACCAGTCGCCCTTCTTCCAGGTGTAGCCGCGCAGCAGGAGCATGGTCTGCACCAGACGGGTAAAAGACGGTAGTTTGGCGGCCTGCCTGGTGACGACATCGGCCAGCACCATCTCGACCTCGAAGTTGGCGAGGCGCTCGGTGGTGGACCAGTGCAGCCCGAGCATCCACGGCGGCAGGCCTGTTTTACTGACGATCTGCTCCAACACATGTCGAGACGGGACTTCCATCTCCAGCACCTGGCCGTCGGCGCCGATGATCTTGATATCGATGTCGCTGTCCTTGTCGATGGCGCGGATAAAGTCGGCAGATTTGCCCGCCCGTTTTGCCCGCACGGCGGCGTCGAACTCGGTGGCCATCTGATCGCGGCGGGTCTTGTGGTCGGCGCCGTCCCGTTTGCTGGTTTTATAGGTGACCGAATAGCTCGGATCGCCAAACCGCTCCCAGACGTTGAGCAGCGAGTTGTGCATGGTGGCGAGGACCTTGGCCACGAACTCGCAGGAGCGGAGCATGGGGGTGCCGTGGGGGTTCTGGTTCTCGTTGCCGATGGAGAAATACATCAGGTTGTCGCGCTTGAGGAGCCGCCAGTCCAGGTCGGCGGAGGCCTTCTGCAGGATATCGATGCCGCCGGCCGGGCTTTGACGCCGGAATTTGATGAACTTGGAGTCCGCCACCCGCAGGCCGATAATGTCGCGGCGGGCCTTGTCGGTGATGAACTCACCCAGGCCGAATCCCTGCTCGAATGCCTCGTTGCTCACGTTGGCGTGGAAGGCCTGCAGGCCGGTCTGCAGATCGTTGACCGCCACATTGTCCTTCCAGTCGTTGATTATATCCACCAGTTTGTCGTTGTTGCCCTTGACGACGATGTGGCCGTCCAGCGACACCAGCCGGCCGATGGCGGCATCCACGATCGGGATCGCCTCCCGCAGGAACTCGTAGAACGATGCCTCGACGTTGCGGGGGATGAATGACTGAAAGTAAGGGGTGAACGGCCCCTGGCCGTCGTTGGGCCGGAGTTGCACCCCGTTGGTGAAGGCGGCGTCCTTGGCGAAAAACCCCTTGGCGCGGGTAAGCAGGTTGGGAAAGTTCATGCGAAAATATCCTCCACGGTTTCGGCCATGATGTGGGCCAGTATCTGGGCGCGGTCGGCGTCGATCAGATGATCGTCGTCCTTGCGGAATATGCGGTGCTTCTGCCCCATGCGGACAGTGTGGTTGGTGTAGTAGTGGATGATGTCCGGGTCCGGTGGGATCTCCAGCTGCTGTCGCTGCATCTTCTTGACCAGGAGATCGGTGGCCAGTTCCTTGAGGGTGATCCGCGACGGCTTGCCGGTCTTGTTATCGATGAGCGGGGCGCCATCCTCGGAGACGTTGTCGGTGGTGGACTCGAACTGGAAGCCGCGCAGCCGGTGTTCGTACTCCTTGGCATCGTAGATCGCCAGCCCTTGCAGGTCGTGCGCCACCGCCGACCCGGCGTTGCCGAAGTCCGTGCCCCACTTGAGCGACTCCATCGGCCCATAGACATCATCCATGGCGTTGAGCGCCTGGCACTGCTGGTCGTAGGTGACGTGCTTGAGTTGCAGCCGGGCGACCCAGCGCTCCTGCTTGCCGATGATGTTCTTGACGATGATCTCGGTGGGGTCGCCGGAAAAGCCGAGATCGCCGCCGCCGCGCTTGAGGCCTGGCACGGCAACGAAGAACGAGCGGAGCAGGCGGGTGAAATCAGACTGGCCGGAGTCGTCGGCATCAAAAAAGGTGGCCTGCGGGTAGTAGGTATCGATCAGGCTGACCGGGATCGCATGCGGCTCGCCGTGGGCCATGCCCATCTCGCAGCGGTAGCCGGTGACGATCACCTCGCCGTGGCTGGAGTCGACAAGGATTTTCAGGCAGCGGTAGGCGTCGATCTGCCGGATGCAATGTTTCAGATGATGCCAGGGGAAGACAGTATTTTCCGGATCCCCGTCTTCGCCGAGGACGTTGTGCTGGTATCCCGGAGAATCTTCTCCACCGTATTGCTCGACGTAGAATTTTCGCCGCTCGTCGGTCCAGTAAGGAGGCGGCATAAGGGTTTTTGCCCACTTGAAAAGCCGGAAGTTAAGATGTTTTGCAACGCCTTGGTCATTGTCGTCCTCCTTGTTGCCGGCGGCCCGCTGGCCGAGTTTGTAGAATTCGCAGGAGCGGTCGCCGTCCGGCACCGAATAGATGCGGCCGACGGCGGTGGGCTTCATGGCCCGCCAGAATTCGCTGAACTGTTTGGGGTTCTTGCACTTGGCCGCCTCGTCCATGATGGCGAAGGTCCGCACATGGACGCCACGGAACGCCTCGCCATCGTGGCCGGCCGGGCGAAAATCCACCTTGAAGCCGTTGCGGAAATAGAATGCGTGGTGCGGGTGCTTCTTGTGCCGGACCAGATCACGGGCCAGATCGTCATTCCAGGAGAACTGGTCGGTCATCGCCTCGATGATCTCGTCCAGGTGGGTCTGCTGCGGGGCGGCGATCAGGCCGGAGCCGTTGGGGGTGGTGTATGCCCGATGCAGCACCCAGGCGACAATCTCGCGGGTCTTGCCGACCTCCGCCCCGCACTTGTGGACGGTTGACCCGTCGTGGCGCAGGGACTCGATCTGATAATCAAAAAAGGAGTATGGGTCGAGGTGGTCCGGGTCTTCCGGCTCGTGCATGAATGCAGTACACCAGAGCAGGGCGTCGGCGCCGATGATCGCCAGCTGGAACTGTTCGAGCGATTCAAAAGGCGGCGGCAGTTCGCCGCGGCTCACCTGCTGCCATGTCCAGTCGAGGGACTCGAGTGTTTGCTCGAACACCTCCGGCGGCACGATGACGCCTTTGCCAGCGTCGGCAATCCGGATAGGCTCCATGGCCTACCCCTCTTGTTTCGAGGCTTTGGCGGCGGCCAACTGCCTGCCGGCAGCGCCGAGCAACTCGCCGATGGTCTTGGCGGCCTCCTGTTCGCCCTCCGCCTTGGCCTGCGCCTTGGGTGTGATCAAGAACTGGTCGGGGGTGAGGTTGAGGTCTTGTATCATCTTCGGCAAGGCAAGCAGGGCCGGGTGGAGTTTGAATTTTTCGGTGACGCCGCCCTTGCCGACTGTTTTTTCCTTGAGCACCACCCCATCCTGGATGATCGCCTGCTGCAGCATCTCGAGGATGTTGATGCAGTTGGCGATGTTGGCCGCGGCGATCTCCTGAAAGCCGCCCGCGTTGTCCTTGGGGTTTTTGATGGCGTCGTGGATGATGTGAATGGTGGCGAGCAGTTCGGCCTTGTCGAGGCAATCTTTGCCGGCAACGGTGGCGTTTTCGGTGACCAGCTGGCACGGGTATTTATCGCAGGTGGACTTGCAGGGCTTGATGCGGGATATAAACGACGAGGCGTACTGGCCGGTCTTCCAGGCGTTGCGCTTGCCGACCATGCCGGGCTTGGGCTGCAGCGCGGCCTGACGGCGTTGCTCCAGCGCGGCCGCGCTCAAGGTGTAGTTGCGTTTTACCTTGGCGGCGGCCGGAATGCCGAGTTCTTCGGTGGTGGTGTTGTCGTCTTTGTCGTCTGCCACTGATTATCCCCCTTCACCTGCGATAGCAGAGAAAGGGGACTCAGGCTGGCAGAGGGTGTCACTTTATGGAGACATAACTGTCGCTACACCAGACACCGCTGTGCGGTGCTGGTGAGCTTTTTTGTTATACCGTAGGCATCGCCGCAGCTTCAGCGACAGCCCTTTCCTTCTCCAGATGCATGTAATCGACAATTTTGTGGGCGTGGGAATCGAGAAACTTCATTATCTTTTCCGCCCGACTGTGCCAGCATTCGCAATCAAGCACATACTGAGCGCCCTCGAATGACAAAAAACCAACCGCGTAATCGAGCTCAACAGCATCAGCCATCCCCCTGTAGCCCTCAAGTTCTCCGTCCTCCCAATCCCATCCTCCGTCGGGGTTGTAAAACACCGCCCCACAGGCACATTGCCCGGTGGAACTCCCCAAGCCATCACCAAAAGCTTGCTCAAATGATTTTAAGTCCATGGTATAACCAATCACTCCAGCGGACCAGGGTCAGCGCGGGTTATCCAGCCAGGCCCGGTGGCTGGTCCGCTGAATTCAAGAGTTAGCGAGAGATAATTCCCTCTATCTTCTCCTTCAAAAGGTCTTCGTCGGCAGTGTCGCAGATTAGCGCCAACTCCATTCCGTAGCTTCCCAGGCGCACCCCGTCGATTATTTCAACCAATTCAAGAATTGAGTCATACATTTCGTCCGAGATAACCTTTTTGGTACTGTGGGTGTTCACTGTTACGCATTTCCACAATTCAAAATCATATTCATTCATGTCGTGCCTCGTCGTATTATGGTATTCGCTAACCCGTCGCTTCACTGGAACGCGGGTAGCTAGGGTATGTTTACTGGCAGCACGTTGGCGCGTCCAGTGAGCTAATCGTTATGCCACTATCAATTCTTGCACTTTTTGCAAAGCGGCGATAACTTCCCCTACCTCTTCTTTAGTCATCAGAGTTTCGCCTTCTTCCACTGTCAGGCTTATTGCGTTGCACTTTCTAAATTCGTCGTGCAATGGGTAAATCTGTATATTCTTAGTCCGGCCAGCAATAACGCACCCTTGGTCAACTTTGTGCAAGGTGCCATAACAAGGCACTGCACTTGACGCCTGCGGCGTCGGAGTTGGTGCATCCAGTATGGGGTCTACTGTTCTCAATGGTCTTTGGCTCATAGTTTTCCCTTTCAGTCGCAAGTGAGTTTAGACGTTATCTTGCTCTGTGTTTGAATTTTTCCATTTGCTTTTCAATCGTCAAGCCTTCCTTTTTAAACCGAGTTTCAGCGTAGCAATTTGAGCAACTGAAAATCACTTCCCCCAATAACGCCCTGTGGTCAATCGTGCCTCCGCAATGGGCGCAAGACAACAAATCATTCAAAACGACGGGTACACATTCGGGTTGTTGGAGGCTTGCGGGTTCACCAAAAAAATCACATGTCCCGCAACCAATCTTCACACATGGTTTCCGGCCATCACCAGTAAACAAACATTTCTTGGCCATCTACTACCTCCTGTTATGTGTACCGCGTCTTAATTCAGGCGTTATGCCTTAAGCATCCAATGCGGCCCTTGCTTCTTTTTGCCACCACAAAAGGTCTGTGTCTTGGGTTCGGCTGGCAATGCGGCTAAGCACTTTTTCGTATTCGCGTTTCTTGCATGTATCACATGCGTAATCCGCAAAGCGTGGGCACCCGCAGGAAGGGCAAAGCAAAACAGCAAGCTCTGCCCCTGATTCAACCTTAAAAATGGCATAACAAGGCGTTTGAGAATCGACGCGCGAACATGCGCGTTGCTCGGTTGCCTCTAATGCGTGTCTTTCGTTATCCATCTTTTTTATCCTTTGCGCAGGCGCGCGTCTCAACTTTGGCGTTAGCCAGCCGCCGGCCGACTAACGTAATCTCTTGTAATATGGTTATTGTTTTTGTCGAAATACATTGATTCGGAAAAGTCTCCGGTATCACAATTGTCACAAACTATTTCCACCCTTGTAGCGTCTTCTGGGTCTACCGGGGCCCTTGGTGTCTGTTTTTGGCGCTTGCATTTTGGACACCTCAATGTCAAGTATTCGCTCATTTTCACCCCTCATTCACAATTCGTCTGATCTGTCTGGGGCAAAGGCCGAACCGTTCGGCCAGTTCGCCCACGTTGGCGCCGTTGAATAGGAGGCGGATGCGGTGGTCGCGGGCCTCCCGGTTGAGCTCGTCCATGGTCGGCACCGTGATCCGGAAACCACCGAGCTCTTCGACCAACACCAGCATAATCGCGGCGCCAGCCTCCGCGCCAAACTCCTGCACCAGCCTGGCGGCGTATTGATCAATCAGTTCCCTGTTCTCGGCCCTCGACACTGGTGGCGCCCCCTTGAGTATAAAGTTGTTCCCATGTGCGCCAATAATCCCTCAAACTGCGGTACTCCTGATTGACCCGGCCGCGCCTCGGTAAATAACGGTCGGTGGTTGCTATGTTCTTGTGTCCGAGCCTGGCCGCGATTGCGGCGATGGTGAAGCCGCGCACAAAAAGCAGGTCGCTGCCGTGGGTGGCCCGGAACATGTGCGAGTGGATCCGTGGCTTGCGGACTCCGGCGGCGGTGGCTAGTTCTTTGACCAGGCGGTCGATGTCGTTGCCGGAAAGACGGCGGCCGACCAGTTGGTCGTTTTTGCGATAGCTGACAAACAGCGGGTCGTCGATCTTCGCGCCCTGGGTGATCCGCACATTGAGCCAGCGGCGGATGAACACCGCCGGCGCGGCCCAGAGATCCACGGCCCGGCTGTGGCCCTGCTTGCCGATCTCTTCGTTGACCAGGATGTCGACATAGTGGCCATCGTCGACAAGGTCGGCCAGCCGCAGGCCGCACAACTCGCCAACCCGGAGACCGGCAAAAGCCATTACGATCAGGATACAGGTGTCGCGCAGTCCCTTCTCGGTGGTCGGCGGGCTGGCCTCGAAAAACTTGATCACCTCGCCCCGGGTAAAATACTGGATCATCTTCGGCTTGATGCGCGGCCTGGGGATCTGCGCTGTGATGTCCTCGGTGGCCAGTTTCTCATACACCAGGAACCGCCAGAACCCGGACAACGCCCCGAGCTTGGTGTGGCGCGTGTATGTGCCGTTGCGGCGGTCGTAGTATAGATGCTTGAGCCATGCCTCGACGTCCTCGCGGGTGACCGACTCGATGGCGGTGGTGCGGCCGTCCTGGTTGAGCCAGTCGAAGAACAGAGACACCCGGCGCTGATAATCGCCGACGCTCCGCTTGGTGAGGCCGCGCAGCACCACAAGATGGTGGCCGTATTGTTCGAGCAGGTCGTCTAGCATCCCCCCCGCGCCCCCCCGGGAATAAGGTCTGAAAAACAGGCCCAATTTAGAGGAGCCACTCGGTGGAGGTTGGAGGGGGTTGGGCTGAATCTTTTAGGGGGGGGTGGGGTACAGGTCAGCCCCAGACCCGACCATTCCCGACTCATTCCAATACTTACCGCACATTTCATGTTATCAGCCTCCCGCTATCCCTTGGTATCCCGTATGATGCCCAACCATTAACCGCACAATTTATTACTATGTGCGGTTAGAATGATTCCGTTATTCCGTCTATTATTTGCTACACGTTCCTAATAAGAAAAAAGAGAGAGACAACAGGGTGGTTTTCCCCTTTCCCCCCGGTTCTTTCAGCCGATTTCATACTATTACTAAGTAACCCCATATTAGGTATCTTCTCTCCCGCTAAACGAGGCCGGCGGCGGGTGCAGCGGCCCTCATGGGCGGGTAAAGGGAACAGCGGCCGCGCCCGGTCTTAGCTGTTTTGCGCCCCCCGAGGCGCTTTTTCAGTTGCACCCTAGCACCCTATTTTGTAAAGTGGCGTTTCTCCGACGTTTTTCTTGGGTGCATTTCAAAAAGCAGGCCCAAGAGTTGCACCCAACTTGCACCCACTTGCACCCAACTTGCACCCAACTTGCACCCAATCTAAATAACTAAAATTAAATATAAAAATAAGGTTTGGGTGCAAGGGTGCAAGTGTTTCAGAAATGCGCCCGCCATCTCTGCAAAACACTAAGAAAAAAGGGGTGAGGTCTGGTTTTTTGACAAATCCACCCTTTTGCCGTGTTTTTGCACCCACCAGCTTGCACCCACTTGCACTTTTCATGCTTCGTACACCAATAAAGCCGCGTCTACCAGCCAACGGGCAAAGGCTGGGACTGTTGCCGCCCGCTGGTGCTTGCTCATTAGTTGTTGCCGTCTCCGGTCGCCGCCCTGGTCATGCAACCGGTATGGGATAACAAGTTTTTCAGTCTTCACCCGTGAGAAACAGAGCCATGTTGCCTTTCTCATCGGGTATCCCCACCAGGCTTGCCATACAGAGATTGTCTTCATGTCCCCGACCGATTGGCCTGGGCGTGGGAGGCCCGCCGCATCGAAAAGCCGGGAATGGGCCGGATGCTCCAACACGCCCCCACATTCCCGCAACTGGTCTGCACACCACAAGCCAAGCTCTTTCTCTCCCGGTAACGGTTTTGCTTGGTGCCCGCAATAGGCGCTCCATGCCCTGCACGGAGGATGGGCCACAATTGGCATCCCCCCTACAAATGATTTGGCATCCCGCCGCATGTCGTAGGCCTCGACCTCATGCATACTCTTATAGAAACTATTATTGGAGCAGCATAATACCGCCACGGTCTTGGTTGTGTCGCTGTCGTGGATGGCTATTCTCATCATTCACACAACCCGTAAATTGAAGAACACTTCGGCGGGGCTAGTGATTCGATCAGCCCGAATTGCCGCCCCCCCCGTACCGTGCGCGACCAATTAACCACATCGTCAATCATTGGCATTGGTAGATGGTGTTGCTTTTGGTGCTGTCCCGGCGTTTTGTCCGCAGCAAAAAAGGATGAGATACCTCGTTTGCTGCACAACCCAACTAACCGCTCCCACTCCCTGATCCGGTCTATCTCTCCCGGGAACCGCCAGGCAATGTTCCGGATCTCATCTTTCCCGGCATGGATACACGGCATGCAACCGACCCGGCCACAACCCATCGAATACAATGGGTTTGGTTTGATGCCGTGCCGCCGGTGCATGGCAAACACTCGCTCTGCCGACCAACCAAGGATAGGGCGGACAATGATAAACTCCGGTGCCAGCCGCTCGATTTGCGGCATTTTTGCCCGGTCTGGTGATTCATCTGCCCGAACCCCTTGCCAAGACATCACTTTGTAGCCATCGGCCAAGAGAGGCACACCGCGACCTGATCGTCGATCAATTCCCGTTTCAACTCCTGTGAGCAGAAACGCGCCCGAGTGGAAGGGAACCGGCCCTTTAGAATGCACAGGTCAAGAAACGGGTTGCCGGTTGGGTACATATTCTCCAGCGCCCGGCGTTTTGCTTTGTTGGACCACCGGACCTTGCGGCCAGCACCAGTTTTCTTTTTGATCGGCTTCCCTTCGTCGTCCCGGCCTACAGTGACATACTTGTATTTCCTGCCGGTGCGCTGATCGTTGGCCACAAATGCGCGGTGCTTGAGTATCCGCTTGCTGAAATCGGCCTTAACCCGGACAATCGGCCCGGTCTTTTCTTCGAGGTAATCAAGATAATCATAGGTGGACTGGTGCTCGTTGCCGGTGTCCGCAAACACAGCGATATGAGGGATACCCTTCTCAATGGCAACCAGGCGCGTTGCGCCGGAGTCTTTGCCGCCGGAAACGGAAATAACGTGGATGGTTTCCATCACCGCACCACCGTATGCCTAAATTTCAAAAACCTTTGCCCATGCACCACCTTGGAGTGCATCTTGCCGTCTTTCCCCGGCACCAGATCCCAACCGCCTTTTTTAAGCAGCGGCAGGTCGTTCTTGAGCCTGGCGCCCAACTTTGCCCCGGTGTCATAGGGGTTGTGCTTGCCGTTGTTGCGGCAGAATCGGTCGAACACCAGGGCCAGTTCCTTGCTGGTCGTCTCAAACTCGATGTGGCTGGTCGTGCAGTCGTTTTCGGTGTCGTACACCGGCTTGGTCTTCACCATATCCAGGCCGTATTCCGGATGCGTCCACTCAAACACCGGCTCGTCGTAGCCGATTTTGTCTTTCAGTGGCAGGCTCAACTCCCGCATCTTGAGCATGTATTCCCGCACCACGCCGTCCAACAGCTTCAGGATGTTATTGCTGCCGATCTCGGTGTCCTTGGCCTTGGTGTTCTGGTAGTCGATCCACGCCTTGCGGATCTCCTTTTCGCCGGTCTCAATGCCGTGCCGGAAATCGTCCTCGCCGTAAAACGGCATGTGCGGCAGGGTCTTTTCGAGCAGCAGCATCATCAGCGCCCAGAACTCGTTCATCCGGTCCTTGGAGTGGCCCCGGTACTCTTTCTGCAGGATGGTGATGTATTCCCGGCGCCGGGCCAGGTTGGGCAGTATCTCTTTCTGAATCAGCTTGATAAACGCCGAGAGGATCAGATCGCGCTTTTTCACCAGCGCCCTGGTCACCTCGTCTTCGATAAAGTCGTCGCTCTGCCATTCTTTGCCGAACTCGATGTCCACCGTCCGGTTGATCAACTCCGGCTTGGTGAACGGCTCGATGGCGGTGATCAGCACCAGCGCCCGCGGGCTTTCCTCTGTGGTGTCGCTTTCGGTGCCGCCGGCGCGTTTGGATTTCTGGCCCCTGGTGGCGGCCAGCAACAGAAATTTGAGGATGGATTTGGTAACGTCGTCGCTTTCGAGGTTGTCGATCACCAGGATGGGGTTTTGCGCGGCCATGGAGTAAGCCGCCGCCGCGCTCGGGTCTTCGAGGTGGCCGTCGCCGTACAGCAACACGGTGATCAGCTTGGCCGCGGTACTCTTGCCGCAGCCGCTGCCGCCTGAAAACTTCATGTGGCCCTGGCTCGATACCAGATCGAGCAGCACAAAGGTGAGCAGCCAGCAGGTGATCAGGTAGCGCTGCTCCGGCGCGCAGGTGAAGGCGTCCTGCACCAGTTCCTTGTAGGCGACAAACCCCTCATGGATATCGGCATCGGGCCGGAAGTTGAACGGCTGGATCTTCTTGCTGCTCTGCAGGAGGACCGAATCTTCGTTGAGCCCGTTGGGGATCTCGCTTATCCCGCCCTTTGCCGACATCTTGATGATGGTGTTGCCCGGTGAATTCAGGTTGATGAAGATCGAGTCGGTGGCCAGATCGGTATGCACCCACCGGGCCACGTCGATCTTGCGGCCGGCGTTGTAGCCCTCGCTGGCCAGCGATTCCCACACACTCGGCCCCGGCGCCAGGTTGGGCAGCAGCATGGTGTGGCGTTTCATCAGGGCGTTGAATGGCCGGTTGTTGCCCACTTCATAAATCTGGTGGTTCAGGAGCAGATACACCTTGTTGGCCGCATTCCAGAAAAACCGGCCATCCCTGGCCATCTCCTTGTAGATGATCGCGGCCAGGGCGTTCGGCTCGACGTTCTTGGGCCCGCCCATGTTCTCGATATAGACACTCACCAGCCGCCGGAGCTCCAGGCCGTTTTCAATCTGGTGGCGGATCCCTTTTTCGGTGAAGCCGATGCCCTCCATCTTTTCGATGTATATCTGCTGCTGAACATCCGCCTCGGTGGCCACCAGCCGGAACACCTCCATCTCTTTCAGGTGGTCGAACCGTTCCTCAAGGGTCGCCAGCCGCCCGGCCCGGCCGATCTCCCATGTGAGATAGTCGACCGCCTCGTCCATCAGCCGCTTGATCTCCTTGCGCCGGTCGCCCTCGAAGCCGCGCAGGTAGTCGTCCGGGTCTTTCACGGTGTCGGGGTAGGTGATCACCCGGACGTTTATCTCCGGCATCAGCGCCCGGCATATCTTCCGCACGTAGCCGATCCCCTTGGCAAACGGCTTGCCCGGTTCCTCGTCGTTGTCCATCCAGAGGTAGAGCTTTTTGCCCCTGCAGGCGCTCTTGAGGTGTTTGATCTGCTCGTCGCTGATCTGGCCGATCATGCCGACCACGTTCTTGGTCTTGGTGTCGATCACCGAGAGCGTGTCGTCCTCGCCCTCAACCAGGATGAGCTCCTGGAACTTCTCCATGGCCTCCTGGTTGTAGAACCGCCACTGCTTGTGCCGTTTCTCGGCCGGCAGCTGGTAGGCAAGTTTCTTGGCCGGGTCTTTCATGGTGAAATGCAGCACCCGCCCGCGCTCGATGTGGGGGTAAATCGCCAACCCCTTGCCGAAAAAGTCGAGCACCCTGGCCGCGCCTTCAATATCCTTTTCGCGGGCCAGCCCGGCGTCGATGATCTCGGCCGGGGTGTAGCCCTTGCTCTGCAGGTGGTCGATCAGCTGGCCGTCCGACCAGCCAACCTTCATGGCCTTGAGCACCTCCATGTCGTGGCCGCGGGTCTCGGTGAGGTATGCCTTGCCGCCGTTCACCAGCATGTGGCCGTGGTAGTAGTCGGCGGCATCGAGCATCAACTTGTCGCGGCGGCTCAAACGCACTTCCGGGGCCTTCTTGCGCTCGGTGAGGGCAATGCCTGCCAACCCGGCGGCCATCTTGAGCGCCTCGCCCTTGTCCAGGCTGTGAAACAGTTCCAGAAAGGTGAACACGTCGCCGCCCGCACCGCACTGAAAGCACTTGAACAGCTGCTCGTTGTCCTGGATGGAAAAACACCCATGCCCGCTACACATCGGGCACTGCTCAAGGTGCTTTCCCTTCATCTGAAAACCGGACTCGGCAGTAATGACGGCCTTGATGTTCAGCGCCGGCTTGACAAGTTCAAAGTCGCTGCTCATTGGTTATGCCTTTGTTTGTTGCTTTTGGAAGTTGACCCCGGCATCGAATACCTTTTTGAACTCTCGCACCATGTCTTCGGGGTCTTGTTCACACCACCACTCGACAACCTTTTTGCCGTCAACGGAGATGGCGATGTAGTTCTCGCGGTCGTCATATTCGTGGGTGATTGCAGGTTCGTCGCTCATTGGTTATCTCACCGAACATTTCAATTTGCGGCGGGCCTTTCTGGCTTTAGCTTGCCGTTGTTGTTTGCTTGCCTTGGGGGCCGGGGCGGCGGTGTATGTTGCCTTATACGGCCAATGGCCGAAGAGGCGCTGAAGGAAAGATGGCTGTTGTTTGAGGTTGGTGCTCATTGGTGTTGCTCCCTAGAAGTGTCTGTTGGCTCGCCGCGCCGCCTTTGCTAATTGTTGTTTCTTTTTTCTGCGCCCCGCAGCCCACTTTGATAGTTGTCCGCCAGAGGTTTTGCTGACCGTTGCTTCTGGCCTTCCAGCAAGTACCCGCCGTGCGGCACGATTAAGGTGTTGTGGGACGGGTTCGTAGCCGTCCATGTTTCCTTCGAAGAGTGCCCGGTCGACAATGTGGTTTGTTGAAGTGTTCATGCCTTGTTGCCTCCTTGTCTACGCCGCATTCCGCAGCTTTTCGTCTCGTTGCAGCTGTTCGGCCACCGGGGTGTATTTCTCCCCATGCAGTCCCATGAAGGCCAGATGCGCCTGGACTTCGATCAGCCAAAGCCGTTGGGTCTGGGTGGCGCGGGCAATCTCCACATACTTGCCGCGCCTGCCGCGATCCATGTATTCGTCAATCTCGCCGGAAAGGTTCCCCAGGATCAGGTAGAGCCAGATCGGGTAAAGGGTGGTGCTGAGTTTGTCGGGCCGGAACAGGCGCGAGAGCGGCATGCCGTGCCTGCCGGCATGGTGTCGGCTGTGGCCGAGGATCTCCACCGCCACCTTGTTGCCGAACGCGCCAAACCGCCGCCACCATGCCGCGATCCGCTCCGGGTGTTCCTCGCCCTCGTCGCCGTCCATGTTGGGGCTGCCCCAATAGCCGAGATCGTGGGTGATGATCGCCGCCCATTCGTGCAGCCGCGGCCATTGCCGGTAGAGGATCAACCAAGCCCACGCCACCAGCACCGGGTGGATGATGAATTGATGAACGCCGAAAAGAACCGAGCGGGTGCCTATTTTCATCGCGAGGCCCTCTTGTCTTTAATTGTCGAGTTCGATTTCGGCACTATCGGCCACACGGTATTCGTGGCCGCAATCATCACAGTTCGTAACCTCGCCCCGTGGATCTCCAACCCACCCGCGCTGTTCACGTCCACAATGTGGGCAGCGGACCATTTGGGTCTCTGCGTAGATTACTTCGGCCTCTTTCATTTTCTTTTGTGTCTCGCTCATGCGCGTCATGCCTCCTGTTGTGAGTCGCCATTAAAACGGCACCCATTCATTGCCAAATCTTTCTGCATATATTTTCTTTCCAGCATTGAGCATTCCATACAAACGGTCGCCGGTTGGTTTGTGCTTCAATGAGAAGTTCCTAGCAAGATGCCCCATCTCGTCGATAGCCTCATAGGCTTCTTTCTTTGTGGCCTTACCAAGAAACCGCCGCCACCCTTCTTCCGTTTCCATCTCGACTTTACATGCCATATCTCGCCACCCTTACATCTGATCCCTGATCCCAATCGCGCAGGGCATCACCACCGTGATCACCTTGCCGACTTCCGGCTCACCGCAGATCAGGTCGCGGTGTGCCTCAATGATTGGCGCTGTTGCCCCAGGCCCCAGCGCCACGGCCCATGTGTCCGGCCCGGTGATTGCCACACCGGAGATCACGAAATCCTGAGTGGCGATAACCTCGGCCATCAAAACCCCTCCACGATGCGGCTGCGGTGTATAATGGGCCGCACCTCGCCGGTGCTGGCTCCATACTCGTCCTCGCCGTGCCCTTGCTGCATGTAGCCTTTCACCTCAACGACCATGTCGCGCAGCATCCCTGCCACCAGTTGGCCGTCAAGCGCCCATACGTCAAAATCTTCCTCCTGGGCGTCGTGTCCGGCCTGGCCGGGGCGCGAAAGGTGCAGGGAGAGCCGCCACTTGTCGCCGATCTGGGCCAAGTCCGTCACCTTGCCGACCAGCACGAAAGCGGCGCGAGGTGGCTGATCGGGCGCCGGTTCCCATCCATAAAAGGTGAAGTTGCTCATAATCTCTTCGCGGGCCTCATACTGGCCGAAGTACCCACGCATCCGCACGACTTGGTCGGGGTGGTCGCCGTGGTGGTCGATCAGGCCGTCGATCTTCTCCGCGCCGAATATCCGGCCATAGGCCCGCACCGATCCATGCTTGCCGGAGCAGTCGAGCGTCACCATCAGATACGGGGCGCCGTTTTGGGTACTCTTCCGCTCCAGTTCCTTGGTCCGGCCCCAGACGTTGCCTGCGTTAAAATGCTTTATTGCCACTGTCTCCCCCCTGGTTGAATAGGCTCATTTGCCCCTTGCCGGAGCGCTGTTTCTCGATGTCGCGGATGAATCCCATCGCCCGCCGTTGTCCCCGCATCCTCAACAACACCGCCGCCGCCCGCCGCTCGAATTCGTTCGCCTCGAGGCGGTCAAGTTCAATCTGGATGCTGGCGTCGGTGGTGGCCATTGGTTATGCCGCCTTTTTGTTCCAGAAAGGGTGCCAGTACCTGCTGGTGTCATACTTGTGAACTGCGAGGACTGTGACAATAGCGTCTTCGCTTTGGTTGTTGTTTATATCCTTTGCCAGAAAGTCTCGTATTACCGCCCACGACACATCATCACCATCACACGTCAGGCTTTGTTGGCCGTAAACGATGAAATCCATTTTGCTTGTCGTCCAGGTGTATGAAACATCAAGCGAACTCTTTTTTATGGTGCAGTAATTTTGAAAGAGAACGACCAGTATGAATGCGGCCAACCAAACCCAAAACACATCAATTTTCATGCAAAATCCTCCAGTTAATAATTCCATTGAAATGAACCCTCAAATCCCTCCCACCCGCTCCATCTGTTCCTTGGTCGGCTTGGTGTAGATCATGGTTGATGAAAACGCCTTGTGACGGAGTTGCTCGGCGCAAAATTGCAGTTTTTGCTGCTGTTCTTCCGGCAGCAGGTTGATCAGGTCGGCGATGATCCGGTGCGCCTTCGTGTGCCGCAGGGCATGCGGGGTGTAGATGTTGATCCCCGCCTCGCGGCACCAGTTCCCCATCAGGTCGTTAAAGGTCCGCGCCCCGATCCGTCCGCCCTTCTTGCTCACAAAGAGCGGGGCGTCGGCGGCCAGGCTTTCGCCCCATGTCCGCTTGCGGCGCAGGTGCGCGGCCAGAATCTCGCGCAGGTCTTTGTTCATGTAAACGGCGCCGGTCGCTCCCTTCTTGGCGATCCGCTCGTCGACCACCAGCTGGTTCTTGATGGTCACGCCGTTGTCGGTTACGTCGCCCACGTTCAGGGCGATGGCCTCGCCGCGCCGCAGGGCGGTGTGGCGGCACATCTTGAGCAGGGCGAAGTCGCGCTCCGCCTGCTTGCCCTTGCGGCCTTTGATGGTCGCAAAGAGCGCTTTTTCTTCCGCCTCGGTCAGGTAGTTTTCCCCGGCCCTGGTCTGGATAGGGTTGTTCATGGTCATGGATTGCCTCCCGTTGCTGTTGGTTGTGCCTCGAAGGTCTCGCGGGGCAGGCGGCGAGGCATACCGCTTTTCGGGGCGCACTCCCTATCCCCGCGATTCCAGATGATGAACCCGACCACCGACGTGGCCAGATAAAAGCAAAAAAGAGCCACCGCCGGCCAGTTGCCGACCCGGTAAAACGCGCCGATCCAGCCGATGTTGGCGAATATCCACACACCCTGCCCACTGCGGCGGCGGGCCATATTGAGCACCGCGCCGGTCATGCTGAGTCCGGTGAGCATCCAGGTCGGCTCAAGAGGCATAATTGCCTCCCTCGCCGCAGCGCCACCGCCCGTCTTTCACCGTATTGGCGAACGGGCATGGCTGTTTGCAGGCGTCGCAGTCTTGCTGTGACGGCAGGTTTTTGCGCTTGCCTCCCACCGGGCAGCGGCGGGGACGGTAGGCGGGTGGGTTGGCGGCCGACGGGGCGTTGATGTGGCCGATGATGGTTGCTTGGGTCATGGCATCACCTTGAAGTTGATGCCGGCCACCAGTTCAGGCGGGCATGCTGGTTGGGCCGCCCACAACAAGAGATAGGCGGAGCCGAGCACGGCGGCGATGATCACCGCCGCAAATAAACCCGCCGCCGCGGTCTTGATGCTGTCGGCCCCGCTCATGCGGCCACCGCCTGGGGCAATCCGCCCCTGCGCTGGCCGGTGAGGTGTTTGTTGTACTGGCGCTCAAGAAACGCCAAGGCGAGGTTGATGGTCGAAGGGGTGCAGCCCCGTTGGCACAGGTTGCGGGTGAGGGCCTTGGCGCGGCGAAGTGCCGCTGCTTCCTGGTCGAATTCGTGAGATGTTTTATGCGCGTTTGCCATGGTGTTGTGCCTCCAGTTGCTGTTGGTTGTGCCTGGTCAGGGCGTCTGTGTTTCCCGCGTTGATTTCGGCGGCCAGCATCTTGACTTTGAACAGGTCCATCGCCGCCTCTTCCTTGCGGAGGACCATCGCCGCAAGGGTCTGGCTAAGTTCGGCGACCTTCCTTTCAAGTGCTTCGATGCGGGCCATGTCGCTCACGGTAACTTTCCCCCGTTGTCGGCGGCGCAGCGTACCGAGTGGATGTACGCCATGGTCTGCCGGACAAGGTCCATCCCCTCTTTTTCGATGGCCGCCGCGTCCTTGTGTGAGGCGTGGCCGTCGGCCAGCCTTTGGCTTGCAGCCTGAGTGAGGTCGCTGAACTCCTTGATGGTCTTGAGCAGTTCCTTGTTGAGGGCCTCAAGGCACTTGGGCGCGGTCGGCAGCGGCAGGGCGATATGGTCGACGGCGTGGCAGATGTGGTACAGGGCCGCGAAATTCTGAGACAGCCGCAAAGTGGGGATGAATCTCCCGAGTTGGAACTCAAGTTCTGGAATGTTCGGATTGACCGAGTTGGCCAGTGTTGAGTAGCTGCACCCAAGTTCCTCGGCCATGGCCTTCATTGGTGTGTTGCCGTGGTGAACGGTTTCGTACAGCGCCTCTTTCAGGGTCGAGTAGCGCACGGTGTTGAACGGGCTGCCTGCGTATGGGTTTCTGGTTGCATCGCTCATGGTAGAAATCCTGTGTTCGGTTCTACTTTTATATGTTGAACTGCTTGGTTACACTCGATAGTGAGGCGTTGGTGTAGTTGCCGTGGCGCTCACCGCACATTTGTCCTT